TAATCTTTGATTAGATACTCCGAAGTGTAACGGAAGATACATCTAATCTTTGATTAGATACTCCGAAGTGTAACGGAAGATACATCTAATCTTTGATTAGATACTCCGAAGTGTAACGGAAGACACATCTAATCTTTGATTAGATATTCTGGAATGTAGTGGAAGAGCATTTATAATAATATACTTTTTTGAAAAAACTAGTCAAAAACTTTATAATAATATGTTGTTATTATTATATAGTAATGGAAGTATTAGTAGGTGCATCTGTTATAGGTTTAGGATATCTTTTCACTAAAAATGGTATTGATAGAAATAAGTTGTCATTTGCTTCAGAAATAGAGGACAATCAGAAGCCGAACGGTATAAATATTCTTGATTCAAAGAGAAGTTACAATATATGGCAAGATGAGCAAAAGAAAGCCCAAAAACTTTTCGAAAAGACTAAAGATCCAGCAAAAACAAATGTGGTTATTCCTGGTCCTCCTTTTAAGAAGATAAAGGTTGATTATCAGGACAAGAAGTTGCCAATTGTTTTTAATAATGATCAGAAGTTTGAACAAAGTTATTTGAATTTGAACCAGAACAATATGACTGGTCCACAAATGACAAATAATCAGAACCAAACATTGAATAACTCTACACCACCTTTCACTGGAGGATGGAGTGGTATTCAAGATGGTGGTCCGGCTGTTCCGAACGATCTCTTTGCAGAGAGGAAAAATGATAGTAACTTTCAACATAACAACATGGTGCCATTCTTTGGAGGACATGTTAGACAGAATGTTGATCAATTAGCTAACACCTCTATTTTAGAAAATTTCACCGGAAATATAGACAATTACAGAAAGAAGAAGGAGGTCGGTACTTTCTTCAAACCGTCTAGAAATATGTCCAATGTTTACGGTATGCAGAATTACGACTCATCTATCCTAGATAGATTCCAAACATCCAGAGTCAGAAACAACGAAGCTCCAATAGAGCCAATCAGAGTTGGTCCTGGTCTTAACAAAGGATACACATGGAAGCCAAGTGGTGGTATTCAACAGAACAATACCAGAGATTATGTCATGCCTAAAACAACTGATGAACTTAGAGTTCTCAATAATCCTAAGGTTACATACAGAGGAAGAATCATTCCTGGTCAACACATTTCCAAACCAGGTAAGGTTGGTACTGTCCAGAAGAATCTTCCAGACACTTTCTACATTCAACAACCAGATAGATACTTTACAACTACTGGTCAGACTATCGCTCAGGCAGAGTATCCAGAGTTCATTGTTAAACACACTAACAGAGTCACAACTGAACAGAAGAAGAGAATTGGTGCAGCAGCTCCAGTTCACGGAACTGTTGAGAACATTAGATCTAAAGTCAAAAGATCTAGTAAACTCACTCTAGACACATCTGAACCAAGAAATGCCACAATTGCCGGTCAATGGAGTATTAATAAAAACAATCAGCCTAATGGTGCAGTTCAAAATCGTAATACACCAACTATTCCCAACGATTATGGTAGAAGTGGTTTGACCAATAAACCTAACGCTAGAATGCAAACTCAGTTGAAATCTGTTGTTTTGAACAAGAAGTCACCAATAGATGGTGGTGAGTATAGAAACTATCAGAGCCCAAGAAGAACAAGAAAGACCAATGTCATAGGTAATCCAAGATGGGCAAGTAATGTACAAGCACCACACAACAGACACAAGGTTTACGATCCAAACGATGTTCCAAAGACGACTATTAAGGAGACCAACATTTACAATAACAATATGGGTAACATGGGTATTCAAGCCCCATCAAGACAACCTGTTTACGATCCTAACGATGTTCCAAGAACAACTATTAAGGAGACAAATATTCATGATAACAATGGGGGTTATATGTCTATCCAAGCTCCATCTAGACAACCAGTTTATGATCCGAACGATGTTCCAAGAACAACTATTAAGGAGACCAACATCCATGATAACAATGGAGGTTACATGTCCATCCAAGCCCCTGCTAGACAACCAGTTTACGATCCAAACGATGTTCCAAGAACAACTATCAAGGAGACTAACATTCATAATAATAACATGGGTAATATGGGTATTCAAGCACCATCTAGACAGCCAGTGTACGATCCAAACGATGTACCAAGAACAACTATTAAGGAGACCAATATTCACAATAATAATACGGGTAATATGGGGATACAAGCACCATCGAGACCAAGAGTTTATGATCCAAATGATTTGCCAAAGACAACTATTAAGGAAATGAGTATTGATAATGGTAGAAATGGTATTGTTGGAGGAAGGAACAATTTGAAGTCAGTTGTTTACGATCCGAACAATACAGCTCGTGTGACAATGAAGCAAACATCCATGAGAGAGAATAGCATGGGTAATGTTGGCAGACAGGATAAGAACTACGGTTATATCAATAAGAAAATCAGAGCACCAAAGACTCATCGTCAGACATATACAACCAGTTACACAGGTAATATGGATGGACCAAATGAGGGTGGTTACCAGATTGCCAATGCTGATCCAAGATTGACTAAGAGACAGTTCCTCTCTGATCATGAGTATGTTGGTAACGCAGGTGCAACAACACAACAGAAGCCAATGTCCTATTCTGATGTTTACAATGCTACTATCAGTACTTTGAAAACACCAGTTGAAGGAAGAGTTCCTGGCCCAGAGGGAAATAAGGGTACTTTAGGACCAGCTGACATCAATATGACAACTACCAGAAGAGGTGATCACACCAATGCTCAATTAAGTCAAAGAGGAGTTCAACCAAGCAGAATCTACAACTCTATCCCACAGAATATATTATGTGGAGAAACAAAGGGGAAGGAAACTGTTCCAAATGAACCACTAGCTGACAGATTAGACCCAAGAATGGTAGACCAATTCAGAAAGAATCCGTATACACAATCACTTTCAAGTTATGTCTTCCCCTGAGGGGGAGCAAAGCTCCCCCTTCTAAACCCCCTAGGGGCATTAGTTTCTAGTTAATAGAACTGGTATTTGGTGGCAATTAGTTTCTAGTTGGTGGAACTGGTATTTGGTGGCAATTAGTTTCTAGTTGGTGGAACTGGTATTTGGTGGCAATTAGTTTCTAGTTGGTGGAACTGGGTTTGGAGGTAGTATTGTTTCTACCGGTGAAAATAAAAATAATTTTATTTTGACCAATTTTTATAAAACTCATTCCAAAACTATGACAGGTGAAACGTCAATTATTAATTATTCACCACAGATAACCTTGGATGAAGAAAATTTTATAAATATTCTCAATGAGTTCAGACTTCAAGAGAATTAGTTTGTTTGCTCAATATTTTCAAGCAATCTACGGAAATGCAGATTGTCCAAATTTGACCATTTGTATCTACCATATGCTTCCTCTTTCACATCTTCAATATATTGAAGAACATCACTAGCCTTCATTCCACAATGTGTAATAGCATAAGCTACAATCATTGCTACTGATCTATTCTTACCTTTGCCACAGACAATCATTATTGGATCTTCTGTTTTATCAATAATATTTGCAATCTTTCTTGTCATTCGGATAAACTCCTTCGTAGAAACATATCTATCATCCTTCATTGGATAATTGTAGAAATTAATTTGATGACTAGTAAATTTACTAAATTTGTAATTAGTAGACAAGTTCACAACTGTTTTGATACCAAGTTCATTCAAAGTGTCGAAATTGTCTGCAGTATCACGTGTACCCAAATACAATCCATGTTTGATCTCTGTAAGTTCAACATGTCTCTCATAAGGTTTCCTGTGATCTTTGTGCCACTGAGGTTCGAAACTGTCGTGATATGCACCTCTCCACATACTACTACGGAACTTCTTCATATTTTGTAACTTTGTGTTTCGACGATAAGGTTCAGACTGTTGGTTCACAGGGTTGTAACCACCGTATGGAACAGATCCAGGAAGAACAGTTTTACTGTTTTTATCACACCATTTGTTTACTAATACATCTATAACTTTACGACTTGCATCATTATTTGTTATCAATGCATTATGAATTCTTCTTATGTGCCTTCCACCTGCTTGTCTTACAACGTTACCATGTGTGTATTTTGGACATATAGATTCTCCCATCCTTCCACGATTCTTAAATTTCTTCAAATAAGAAGCTTCGTTACGCTGTTTCATATCATTCATGCTTTTTTACAAAGAAGCATTGGCAAAAAAAAAAATAAATCAATTTTTTAAAAAAGATATGTCAATTTATTGAGAAAAGAGCATATTGTCATTCCTCCAAGGGATATATATATCTATTGCACGTGTGCCATAAATAATCTTCTTCTTCTCATCATAATATTTCTGCATTGTATTCAATAGTCTATCTTTATTGACATGGATATTGTTACATCTCATGTAGATATTCAATGTGCATACGAATCTCTGATTTCCATAAATGAGAGATTTGGCAATAAGGTCTTCAACATTCAACGTTAATGTGTTCTTGTCGAGTTTGTCTATGTTCATTCGAATAAGAACTCCGTCGAGTTTCTCGATATTACAAGACATGACATCTCTAATGCTCACTTCGGTACACATAATGTATGCACACATATGAATATTTCTTTAACATTTTATAAAATCAATTTTTTACTAGATAAAGAGAAATTGCCAAATATGGCTAAGATGTCAACAAAATGTAAAGAAGCTATTAATGATTTCTTGAAATATGGTTCTAATGTGAAAGTCAACGATGAGTATGTTTTCAATTATGGTAAACATTGTGGTGATTATGATAATTTCAAGAAAACGTTTGATGATAATTTCAAGAACACTCATGAATATTCGTCATCAGGTGTAAAAACTGCTGGATTTATAACAAACGCTGTAGGTAATTTGCTTATAGGAATTGGTGAGCTCGTTAAAGGTGTTGGTAATGAATGTACAAAAGATTCTATTACAATTTCAGAAAAAAAAAGTGAAAATTATAAATTGTGATATGGTATAGAATGTCAGAGAATAAAATGAAATCTTGGACTTATCGAAAAACAGATATCAATCTCCCTGAAAAGGTTGTTTTAACATATATGGATCAATCTCTACTACAGTACAAAGTTTATGGACAGACAAAGCTAATAAATGAGGTTGATGTGATACCTAATGCAACATATAGAGATCCATTTGATATTTATTACAGACAAGTTCATACAAAATACGATATGAATATACCAAATATTGTGAAAACATGGTCTGAATAATACAATAAAATTATAATTTGGTACGATTATTGAGATGAACTATACGCTTTCTTCTTAAATCCTCTTGTAAAAGGTTCAAAATAATCACCATCCTTTCCGAATTCTGAGAATCGTCTGCTGATTACTCATTATAAACCATACTCAGAAAAAATTGAATATTAAATTGTAAAGCATTAACAAAATGAA